TTTTCGGATTCTTTATTATTTATGGTACTTGAATCATTATCAAATGGTGCTGCATACATTGCTAAAGACATTCCTCTTAAAAAATAAGAAGATAATAATTTGAAAAAACACGCTCAAATAAAAGGTTTAGAATTTAGCCTTAATCTTTATTAGAGGATAAATGTATTTATCCTCCAAAAAGATATGGGTCTCCTGTAGATAGACCTTAACCTTTGGTAACCAACTCTATCAGGCGGTTCGCAATGAGCTGAATAACCGGTATAGATACTGCATTTCCTGCTAGTTTATATAAATTTGCATCAGATATTGCTGGCAACTTGTAAGCAGCTGGAAATCCTTGAAAGTTGAAACATTCACGAGGGGTTAGTTTACGGATGCCTTTGTCATCTAGAACAAGGGGAACATTGTGTCCTCCACTGCCCATATTTGCAGTTAAGGTAGGACATTCCTCGCTTTTATTCTCTCTTATGTAAACACGCCTATATTGATAAATTGTATTTTTTTTTGTCACACCTTCACTCACTAAAGGCCAGGTGCTTGATTTATTCGTATAATAATATTTTTCTGGCACAGTTGGTTCCAAGAAATCACTGATAGGTTGTTTATCGATAAGAGGAAATTCTAGCGAGAATTTATCGTATACTTCTTTGGATTTGATACCAACAATGTAAATTCGCTCTCTATGATGAGGAACCCCTGTTACTCTGGCAGTATCTAGCACTTTGTATTGAAGATGATATCCTCGGTCAGTCAAATGCTTCTTAATAATTTCGAATGTTTTTCCTTCATCGTGTGATACCAAATTTTTCACATTTTCTAGAATAATATAGGGTGTATTATGATGGTCAAGAATCTCTAGCAGTTTCCAGAAGACATTGGAGCGCTTGTCTTGAAATCCCTCTTGTTTTCCCGCTACACTGAAAGGCTGACAGGGAAATCCGCCGGTTAATATATCATGACTAGGTATTTCTTCTACCGTTAAGTCATGTAAATCTTTTAAAGTCAATGTATGTTCTTGGAAGTTAGCATCATATATTTGTTTTGACCAGGGAACCATATCATTCGCAAAAACACAGGTAACCTTATTAGTAGCTTGGAATGCATGTGTAAACGCACCGGTTCCTGAGAATAAATCAATCATTCTTAAAGAAGGCGGAGCTAGAGGAACAATAGTATTTTTTTCCTCTTCTTTTTCCTTTTCCTCTTTCTTCACTTCTGTCACCTCTTGTCCTTTTCCTTTTCCTTGTCCTAATAAAGAGAGAAGGACATCCTTCTTTTTGCCACTATATCCTTTTATTTTCTTTTCCTTGCAAAGAGAAAGTAGCTGATCGCGAGAGCAAGTTGAATAATCCATTGTTTATACTAACTAGTAATATCTATTTATCTATTTATATATCAATTTTCTTTTTATTGGAGTTTTATTGGCCCTTTTTATAAAAAATACTATCTAGCTATAATAATAGATAGAAATGGGTGCCCAGATAAAGATTATTTTAGCAACAATTTTGACAGTGATTGTTATTTTCATACTCATGAAGAATTCTATGCGTTATTTCATGTTCAACACTCCTCATGGTCGCGCTATTATGTTGCTAATCGTTATTGGAATCACATGTTTAAATATGCCATTAGGGTTAGTTTTAGCCGTTGTTATTATTGGACTTCATACGAATATCCAAGAAGAAGGATTTGTAGGTGGTGGGTCCATTGAAGACCCTTTAAAAAAAGAAGGGTTCGCGTTAATTGAACCCAGTAAACCAAGAAATGGACTAGATAAAATATCTACAGAACTCAGGGTTAGAGCCAGACCTAGCAAAAGCTTACCAGTTCCTTATGTAAAGCGAGGTTCGGAAGAAGCTCAACCTTCATCAAGCGAAGGATTTGCTAGTTATTCAGGAATATAGATTTTACATCCCTTGAGAATAATAAAAAATTGAATTAAATACTGTAAATAATAATAGCAGTAATAAAAATATACTTGTTGATGTCATCAAAACAAAAGAAAGGTCTAAAACGAAATACGATTGATAAATATTATACCAAAGACGCCTCTGTTGAGTTATGCATGAATTATATCAAACAACATATCTTAGTTGGTGAACATGATCTAGTTATTGAACCAAGTGCTGGCAATGGTTCATTTATTAAAGGAATTAAAACTATATCTCAAAATTATATATTTTGTGATTTAGAACCGGAGAATAGTGAAATAATCAAGCAAGATTATTTAGACTATGAAACAAGCGATATCCAAGAAAAATATGATAATATACATATAATAGGAAATCCGCCTTTTGGAAGACAATCTTCATTAGCGATAAAATTTATAAAAAAATCTTGCGAATTCTGTAATAGCATTTCATTCATTTTACCAAAGAGTTTCAAAAAAGAAAGCTTAAAAAAGACCTTTCCATTAAATTTCCATTTAATGTTTGAAATAGATTTGCCTGAAAAATCGTTTTTAGTAGATGGTATAGAGCATGATGTTCCGTGCGTTTTTCAAATTTGGAGAAAAGAAAGCTATAATAGAGACATTTCTAAAAAATTAGAACCAACGGGGTTTGTATTTCTTGAGAAAACAAATAACCCTGATATTTCATTTAGAAGAGTTGGTGTAAATGCTGGAAAAATAGATAGCAATATTGTTGATAAAAGTATTCAATCGCATTATTTCATAAAGTTTACGAACGGAAAATCTATAACTGATAATGTAAGCAAATTATCTACAGTAACTTATGACTTTAACAATACTGTTGGTCCTAAATCCATATCAAAACAGGAATTAATATTCAAATTTAATCCACTATTAGAATGTTAGTTGAAATATGAGGTGATAATATTTTCTAGATTATTCAAATAACATAATGTATTATTTTTAAACCCAGTTTCAAATAATTTATATGCTTTATTTTTTTTGCTTGTAAACTTTTTTTCATTACAAACAACACATAATAACTTACTTTTTTCGTTATTATGTTTATTATTTTCTAAGTATTTTGACCCTCTATTTAGTTGTTGCCCTCCTCCCCATAAATCTAATTGGTTCATACCAATAATAATTTTATTGGTCGATTTCTCCAGAATATACCAATCTGGTATTTCACTAGTAAAATGCCCTTCGCATTTTTTTTCAAAACAAATGTCAAATCGGTCTGTGTCTAAATCTAATTTTGTAATAAATTGTTTTATTATATTATTAAACTTATTGCCTCTAATAACGCCTTTTGTTCCTGCTGGTATTAGTTCTAATACATATTCTTGCATTATCTTTTGTTTTGTTTCTTCGTCCATATATTTTCCCAACACATCGCTAAGTTTTTTTATATTATTTTTAACTGATTTACAGTTTTTGTATTCGCACATTAAAGCAGCATCAGTTAATTCTTCCAAGGTTGTATAACAAACCTCTTGTTCTATTCTTGCGTTAAGGTCTTCCATAGATAACACACAATCAACCACTTGTTCAACTTTTTGTTCTGTCATATTTGCATAAGATACTATAATTTTTTATATGTTTAAGTGATTCAATTTTTTGTAAAAATATATCTTACAAAATATGTAAAAACTTTTTTATTAGTGTAATATAAGATTGATGAAAAAACTATATAGCGCGTTGCCATTTTTTTTAACATTATTTCTTATTGGCATGATAGTATTTATCATATTAGCAACCTTTCAAATAAATGCTAATGTAGAGGAGCCCTTTATTGGAAGTTTTATTCGTCCACATGTTCGAAATGCCAGATTGACAGCTGAAAACTATTTAGGCGATTATGGAGCATCTAGTGTAAAACTATTAAGGCGAAATGGACTTCTTTAAAGTAACTATCTTATTTATTTTTCTTTTGCTATTTTTGAAAAATAAATAATATCGTTGAAATATATGTTAGCAAATAATACGGCATCAAAATCCATAAAAGTACCAAAAATAAAACCATCAAAAAATATGTTTGTCAACTTGTTTAATCATACAGACAGCTACATTTCTTATTTGAACAATAGCAAGTTTTTTGCGGGTGTTGTAATGATATTGCTAAATGTTGGTTCAAAGTTTATTGCTATTCAATTTAGCAAATCAACAGAGGAGTATTTGAAATTTTCTCTAAGTAAACAACTGTTAGTCTTTTCCATGGCATGGATGGGCACTCGTGACATTTATGTAGCTTTAGGATTGACCGCTGTGTTTACGATATTATCAGACCATTTATTCAATGAAGAGAGCAGTTATTGTGTGGTGCCTCATAAGTATCGCGTATTGCATACCTTAGTAGATACCAATGGTGATGGAACTGTATCAGATGCCGAATTAACGGAGGCCATTGCTACTTTAGAGAAGGCGAAAAAGAATAAGGAGAAGAAGAACCAGAGAGAATTATATGCTAAACATTTCACCGTTCCTGATGCATATAAGCAACAATAATAGTAAATCGCGATTTTTTCCTATTTTGAATTTATAATTTTCCTATTTTGAATTACAACTTATAAATGCATTTGCGTGTCAACTATTTTTATAAAAATCTATTTTTATAAAAATAGGAAAGTATTCAGAATATAATTTTATCCCTATTGGAGATCATTGTGCTATTTCAATAATATTAAGAGAACTTAATGTTAGAAAACAAAGTTATCCATTTGATTGGATTACTAATATAGAACAACTATATGATACAAATATTATTTATAATATGAACATTATTAGTGAGTTACAATTAGCAGATAATGTAACCGATATAGTTAATAAATATATTGGTAATGCGTTTGATAATGAAAAAAGACTAAATAGTGATAATAATATTTGGTTTCCACATGATACTGAAAATATAAATGATATTTTTGAAAAATATAAAAGGAGGTTTACTAGATTGAAATTAGATATAAATAAAAAAAATATCTTTATATTATTGACAAGACACTATTATATCGAAAAAGATATATTTGAAAAAATAGTTCAACAAGTATTGAGCTATAATAGTGATTCCATAATATTATTTATAAGTGGTATTAATCATACATACTTTGATGATGTGCATTCTCCCAATGTTATATATAAATATATAGAATACGATATTTCAAAATTTTATGATTATGACTATACTACATTTCGTCCAAACATTAAAACATTTTTAACTGATTTATTACTATGAACATTTTTTATTAGTTCCTCTTTTTCCTAGTCATAACCGATATAGGGAATCTCGAATGCCTTCTTCGTTTTTTTGTCATTGCCTTAGAACCACCTTTTATAGGTTTCTTAGTCTTCCTGCTTTCAATAAGTTTTTTATATTTTTCGGCGGCAGCTAATAAGTCTTTCTCGGCTTTGTTTTTCTTTTGAATAGTCAGTTGTCTTGCTGTTTTCTTTGTCTTTGTTTTGGTAGAAGATTTGTTTTTCAAGAAAGACCCGTTTCTTGGAACAACTGTCATTGTTGGCATAGTATAAATAGTGCCATTAATAGCAGATAGTTGTTTTTTAATGCGTTGATACTGAACATTACATTGCATGGCTTGTTTTTTCAAAAAAGGGATAGAAGTGCCTGGGTATAAAAAGAGATCAACCACAATATAATAGCCAATGTTTGACCGGTCTTCTAATACGTTGGCAATATGTTTATAATCTTTATCCTCTTTCTCTCTCGGTTTTGTAGTAGTAATTGTAGTTGTTTTTTTATAATAAGAAGGTGGTGCACCTGAGCTAGGTAAACCAGGTCCGCCTGAACCAGGAGTAGGACTAGGAGTAGGACTAGGAACAGTTCCGTCTTCTTCCTCCTCTTCTTCCTCTTCTTCTTCCTCTTGAGAAGCCATATTCTGTAAATAAGAATCAATAATTTCTTTTTGAATATTAGCTGGAATATGTTGAACGGATGTATCATCCAATGATTTTTCCGTTGGAAATAAATAGTTTACTCTTTTATTTGCTACAACTGCTGAAGTAACATATTCATTTGTTGGGTCTATTCCTGCTAATCGGTTAGTTTTTTCGCCGACCTTATAACTAGCGTTAAAATAGGTAAGAAATTCATAAGGAAATAAATTTAAACGATATTCTTTGATATTTTCTCCAGAAGTTACCATATTAATACCAGTTCTAAGATAAAAATTAAAATATATTAATAGAAGCATATAAACGGGAGGAATAATTTTTCTATTTTCAGGAAGAATACTGGGGTCTATTTGCCAAACGTCGTCACCTTGTAATTGCATATCTCTAATATTGTCATCTATTGCTGGCGCACGTACAAGTGGGTCTTTAGAAAAAATAGCAATATATTTATTAGGCAAAGTTCTTCCCTTTGGCTTGGATTGATCGTCGAATACAAGTAGCTTATAATGATTTGTTATATGTAAAAGAAAGATATATTTGTTCCATTCATTCATCCAAGGTTCTGTATCATTATATATGATAGGTCCATAATTTACACTATATGTAATTTCTGCACCTTCTGATCGTTTTAAAACAATAGGATATAATTTAAGTATTTTAATTAAAATTCTAGTTTCACGTTCTGAAGCCCAATAACCAATATGCTTTCCTATTCCAGGTAAGACTGCGTCTGGATTAAAATTTTCTATCACAGTAAGTAGTTGAGCTCTGTTACCCTGAGTTCCTAAATCACATAAAGAAAATATAGGTGCACCTGCATTTACAGCAACCATATCAATATTTTGAATAACTAGATTAGCAATCTCTATATTATCATTAAGAAGATGAAAAGCAAATTCTTTTTTTTCTTCATCTGTTGCGGTTGGGTTGGTTTGTAAAAAATCCGTATATTCTGCGTTTAATCCGTCTATCATTTGAAACTCTGCCTCTAATAGTTCATTTAGTTGAGCATCTGATAAAGATTCATAATATTTATACACAAGACGCCTTAAATCTTGCGGGTTGGCATCTCTTGTTGGTCTTGTTTCCACAAGAGTAAACTCATAATTGCCATCAGTATCAATACGTTTATTGTCATACGTGGTTTCTAATATATTAATAAATTGTCCGTCTAGAGGTTCTGGATTTGTTTTATTATTATAAAAATTAATTCCAGCACAAACTGCATGAAAATAACAATTACCATCAGAAACAACCTCCCTTACATGCATAAGATTTAATTGATGTTCAAATGGCTTTGCTTTAAGTTTAGCAATGATTTGTTCTTTTGGGAAAAGACTATTTACATCTTCTGGGTTCTGTCTATTTAAAAAACCGAAATTTTTTAGTTCTCTATCTTTTGTTTCAGGTGAAAATTCTCTATAAAGAACCTCGTATATTAATGCAAAATTATCAAAATATTGTCTTAAAGCTGCTGTTTCTGCTCTTCCACTAGGTGTATTATATGTAGCATTTTGTCCGCCATAAGTTAAAAATTCTAAATCTGAAACTACTTGTGATATATCCTGGGATAGTTTTATATTAGGAGGAGCTAATACTTTACGTCTAAGAGTCATACCAGTTTTTGGAGCACCGCCTTTAATAGCTTTAATAGCTTTAAAAGGCGTTTTATTTTGTATAGGAACATTTGTTGTCGTCGTTGTTGTTATTACTTTTGTAGGATTATTACTATTATTATCCTTTGTAGTAGTATTAGTAATTGCAGGTCTTCTTATAGTTGAACTATCTTGAGAATTTATAGTAGACGATGGGGTAGCTGTGACGGCATTGTTCCCAAGTAATAATGACCTAGTAGCAGGTCCATCTTTATCTTTTGGTGAGCTTATTTGCAACAGTTTACCTCGTATCTTGGTTTCTCGCTCTTCTTCATCACTAGCTTTCTTATCTTCAATCCTGGCTACTTGTAATCGGCGGTTTGCTTCGGCTTCAATGCTTGCCTCGCTATTTTTATCATCTCTGTCCTTATAAGCTTTTTCTATATCAGCTGAAGATGCACCTAACATACTAACTACATTGCCGTTAATAATGTCCCTCTTCTTCTTCTTTTCACTCTCTTCGCTTAATGGCAATCGATAGCTCTTTTCATCAAACCCAGCACGGCCTTCTAAAACGGATTCACCAAATGCTTCTTTTAATTCAGCCATTTCCTTTAACCCTTGTTTGTGTTCTATCAAAAAAGGAATCCTTGGTCTGCCATAATTATAGCTATATGGGGATGACCTATATGGACTGGAATACGATGATCCGGGATAGGATGACCCAGAATAGGATGGACCACCCATGGGTGAAATGAAATCATCGTGTCCCCCAAAAGATGGCATAACTGTAGGCATATAAGATGAAAAAATCGAAGGCTCATTTTCTGTAGCAGTCGTATCTATTTTCCATGTTCCTTTGTCCCATTGATAAGAATAAATAGTATATGGATTCCCATCAATAGTTAAGACGGAATTCGGTCTAAAGATTGTGCTAAGTATTAGATGAATATTATGGTCAACGATTCCTTCTCTAGTGGCTTCTTTTAGAGTAAGAGGGACTTGCCTGTATCTCGTCAAGGTTCTACTTTTCAATGTGTCATACCAACCTTTGTCAAAGAATTGTTCTTTAATCAGTTTTCTGGTATCCTCTTTTTTGATAGTGGGAGAAGAGACATTATAAATAGTATCGGGATATAATCGAACACGAGGGTCCATGTATACTTTGGTATGACGAGTTTTAGGGTTTATCATTTTAGGTGAAAATTTAATGTGTTGTCTTCCTGGGACTCCTGTATTCAAAAAAATGGTGAGTGTGGTTGGCACCTTTTTATCTAGTATTTTTTTGGGTTTAGTTCCTTCAACAATAGGTTTTTCTGGCGCAGACCCGGTTAACCAAGAAAACCAACTTTTATCTTCTTCCTTCTTGTTCTCTTTCTCAGGAACAGCAGGGTTTTGTAATAGCTTGAGTTCATCTAGTTTTTTTTTTGCTAAATACAATTTATTATACGCTTCTTTCAAAGCCTCTAGAGCTAATTCTTTTTCTGAGTCTGCCCTTGTTTTGGCTCCACCTTTCATAACAATAGGTTGAACTGTTTCTTTTTCAGAAACTTGTTCTATTATATGCATTAGCACCTTTGCTTCATTGGACTCATATTTATCGTGTTTAACTACATATTGCAACATTAAATGATAGCGAGCAGATTCTTTTTCTCTTTCTATAATATTTTTTACCATTTCAAATACTTTCTCTTTCTGTTCGTCATCTAATCTTTTATAATTGGAACCTTGGTGGTCATCATCTTTCAATAAAAAATGGTCTATAAAACTATGTAAATTCATAGATACTGTAGTTTGTTCTGTCATGGATAAAATATAACTGGTTGGTTATAATAGTATGAGAAGAATATTTTCTTTTTTACACTATTGTTTCTAAAAATCCAGTGACCAGGTTTTCGGGGATATAGTTGAAATCTACAAGCTTCTTATTTCTCTCTAGCTTATCATAGGCATTCTCTTTTTTCAACCGTTCTTCAAAATAGTTCCTATTTTGATAACATTTAAGAGCTGTCTTAGGTCCACACTTTTTTAATACAGATGGAATATTGTCACTTGGGTCTCCCATAACAATCTTGCAAAATAGTTCTGTTTCGGAATCGCCTAGACTGCTTTTTTTGTCCAAGATATTCTTAAAGGATAGGTCGTAGATATGAACCCTGGGTTCTAGCAATTGTAAATAATCTTTGTCGCTTGTAATGATATAAATAGCAATATTTTCATTTCCCTCTTGCTTTAACAGCCATTTTGTATAAAGAGCGATGCAGTCATCCGCCTCCAATGTTGGGTAGCTAAGAATAGATTTAACTCCTGCTTGCAAAAACAGGTCTTCTTCATAGACCATTTTGAAGAAGGGTTTTCCTTTAAAATCGTCACCGCCAGGTCGTGTGCCTTTATAATTATCGAGTAACTCATTCCTCCATATATCTTCTCTCTTGCAATCTTTGCCAGCCAATATAGTGACATTGTTGCCTTTTCCAAGACCCAACCTCTTTGGAAGAGTAGCAATAGTTTCAGCAAAGGTTTTCTTAAACTTTTCCAAGAAGATAGGGTTATTAAAGGGGTCTTCTAAAACTTCTTCTGGGTGTGCGTTTTTCCACCAACGATGAATCGAGTAGTAACGGTAAAAGTTAAAGTAGCTTCCGTCAATCAGAATGTAAATCTTAGGATTTTGATTTTCCATATAAGAATCTAGTTTACAGATTCTAACTAGATATTAATATGAATCAATTTTTATATCTATAGTATAATATAAATAATAACAGATGCCTTATTATACTATAACAAACTATACCAGAAGACAAGCTAGGCGATTAGGTGTGAAAGTAAAACAGTCAACAAATAAGACGAAGAAGATTGATGTTTACCGGAAAAATAAGAAAATAGCAAGTGTAGGCGCTGCTGGAATGAGTGATTATCCAACCCATATGAAATTAAAGGGAAAACAGTTTGCTGATAACAGGAGACGATTATACAAGATGAGACATGAAAGAGACCGACACAAAAAGTGGAGCAGAGGTTGGCTTTCAGACCAATTACTATGGTAAAAATGATTTATTTTTGATATATACTATATTAACCAGAAATTTTTGTAAAAACTATAGAAGCACATGCTTCTGTGGGGACTATATTAATCCCATTGATTCCATCTCGCCCATCTTTACATCCACAGCAACTATTCCCAGAGCAGTTATCAGAGCTGTTACCAGAGCAATCGTCCATAAAATACGACATTATAACTTACTCCTATATATTTTTTTCGCAAAAAATATAACAGCATAAATGCTAACAAATTATTTACAAATATAATATATTATTTTACACATTTATATGTAAAATATTCTTGATTTTTTCCCTGGCTTCTAGTTCCAGCTTTACCGACAGTTCTTTAGAATAATCCGTAATAAACAAATTGTCTTCGTTATGCTTGAATACGCGATTTTCAAACAATGTCGTAGCATTTCTAACCGCTTCATCGTAAGTAGCCCTAGTTTTCATCATACGGTATAAGATGCACCGATTGAAGTCGTATGCTGCCAATAGGTCAGCTTCTCTCACAATATGATAAGCCAACATATATTTATCGGGCAAGTTTTTGGGATATCCATATTTTTTCACCTTGGAATAGCTCATAGTAGAAATAATTTTCAAAATAATATCAACTTCTTGAGAAGTAATAGAGGACTCGGCTTCCAAACATTCTTTGATACGAATCATTCCTAGGCTCTCATCCAAATATTTATTATCGCACATATCGTGTAAAATCGCAGCAGAAAAGATAATGTTCTTTTGCTTTTCTAGCCAAGGACTCTTTTTCACTTCATTATTAAAAATAGAATTTGCATGGTCAAGGACTTCCATGCTGTGAATTACTGAATGTGACTCGTCAATTTGAAACATATTACTAGAGAGAATGACAAAATCAATGAGATAATTTACTAGTCGCATCTTTATAACTATAAACTATATATAACATATTAGTTCTATATAGTTTTCAAATCACTTATTCAACCTGTCGTATCACAATAGGGTACTTGTCCATAACTTGTTTCAAGTTTATATAACCATATTTTTTCAAATAATTCTGCATTAGCGCCTCTGCTTCTTTACATCTCTCTTTACTATTTTTGTATTGATGATGTAAAACAGCTTTATTATAAATAGCTGTTTTAATTTTAAACTGCCCAAATAGGTAGTCAATTCCCCACATCCATTTATTCTCAATCGTGTTCACTTTGGAATATGTATGAAATTCTTGAGGTGTTAACAATATACAATACACTTCTAGTGCATTTGTTATCGTCAACTTACTATTATATTCATTCATATAACTATGTGTGCTATTTATTATCTTTGGAGAGAGCAGTTGAATTTTACGCTCTTGTTTACACTGTATCATATCACGAATATCCATTTTTTCTATTTTTACATCATCCAAAATAAAGAGCATATAATCATATTCGGCTATTTTTTTATTATGCGGATTCGTCAGCCATAATTCCGTAAGAACCCCTGGTTTACAATGAAAATGAATATTGGTTAAAAAAGGAAACTGACGCATAAAAGTTTGAATAATCAAGTAACTGTCATAACAATTGAGAATAATGGAAAAAGAATCCTGTAAATAATTGTGTATATACAGTAAATTATGTTTTAAAATACACAATTTTTCATAGAGATTTTGCTTACCAATTGCTGCTAGATAATATAAAAATTTCATTTTTCTTTTTCTTATTTATTATTTATTTTATTATTTTTTTTGCTATTATACACAATGAAATCTTAGGGTCTAAATATCTAAGCTAACTGTGTTCTTATCTGACTTGGGTCTTCGCTTGCTTCTCTTAGGCATATTTCCGCCAGAAGCCTGCAATTCTTTTAATTCGGCAATACTAATAGTGCTGCTATTACCATCCACGGTTTCCTCTTCGCTAATGTTAATCGTCTTTGTTTTTAAACCGGATAAGATGTCGGATATATCGCTAGGTCCTCGCATTTCAGGACGAACTGAGCGTTCAGCTGTCGTCGTGTTTCCATAATTCTCGCGAATATCGATTCCATCATTAAATCCGTTTAAGCTGATATTTCTAGCACTGGCACCGTAGTTATTATTACCGCCTCTGCTAGTAGGCGGAGGCATTGAGTTAGGTCCTTGCGTAGACATGGGTGGTGGTGGTCCCCTACCTGATGGAACCTCTGGTTCAGGGTTCATCATACCACTCATAAATCCGGAGAATCCAGGACTAGTTTGCCCCATAGAGTTCACTGCTGCTGTCTGGAACTGCCTCATCAAGTCGGGATTCTGTCTTAAAATATCGTCCATTCCAGGCATAGCCGATTTAAACATAGTGTTTGTCATATGAATCATCATACCACTTCCACCCAACTGGAACAAGAGCTTAAGTTCAGGCGCCATAGATGCGCGACTCTTATATTTATCGTATAATTCGCCGAAGATTTCGTCATAATCCGTCATATTCTCATTGACTTGCTCACTCCATCCGTCCAACTTGACATCAAAAGGGTCAAATCTGTTATTCAAAAACTCAATGCCATTGATGCACGCCATAAGCATATTTCCCTGGAATTTAATAGAATTGAGTTTTGCCTTCTCTTCCATAATCATCTCATATTCACCCTGCATTTCTGCTAGAGGCGAATCCATAGAATATTTCTTTGTCAAATTAACACCCTTTGATTCCAGGGTTTCCAACTTTCTAAGATACTTGAACTTCTCTCTTAATAATTCCTCCTTGGACATTTGAGGTTGTGTTGGTAAAGCCTTATCGGGATTGATGGGGATGTTATTGAATTTGCTGTAGCCATCCCACGTTTTATTTTCAGCATCACTTTCGGCGGTAGATTGTCCTAAATGAATACTGGGCTCTTCGCTAAATCTCACAGATTGTTTCTCAGATGGCCCAGAATTATCTGAAAAGTTGAAAGTTCTACTTGTATCAAATGAGATAGACGGAGTAGTATCTTCAACCAAACTATTCAATTCATTTTCTAAACTATTTATGTCTTGAAGACCCAAGTCATCACTGTTACTTTTAGAGGAAGACCCCGATTTCTTATCATTCATAAGCAACTCTAATCCACCACCAAAATTAGACGATTTCAAGTTTAAAGACTCAGAAGGTCCCCACGAATCAGCCGAGCCCATTGCCGAAATATCAATTATATCAGAATCCATTCTTTCTTATGTGTATAGTAGAACATTTAATTTTAAGTATTACGAATAGAATAATATATTTTTTAAAGTTTTCTAATATCTAATATAACTTATACTGAATAAACCACAGTCCTTGTAAAAAGGAATCTGCTAAATCATCTTTTTTATTATGAGTATTAAAAAATGGCATCCAAGTAGAATAATATTCATTAATTTTCATTATAGTATATTCAATACTTAGTTTCTTCCTATCGGGGTAGCTAGATTTTTTATCTGCCGGACAATCTTTTAATTTATTAGCAGCATTGACAAAATCAATGGAAACCTCGCTGTTTCTCATAATAAAGTATTGCGCTATCATTCCTTGAATCGTCTTCATACGATTTGCAATAGGACTAATCTGATTTTCAATAATAATCTTATTCAAAGATAAAATATGTTCCACTAGAATGGCGTCCATCTTAATTTGTAAATTGCGTCCAATTGTGACAAGGTCTAATGTAGATGCATTGACTTTTTCAATCGGTTCTAAACAAGTGGTAAAAATATAATCGTTAAATAGAGAAAGTAAATCCGCCTTTTTAATAGGATTCGTATATTGTATATTATATTTGTTTGCTAACTCGTATAAGGTAGTTAACTTTTGTTTAGAAAGAAAAGCCGGTTTTAATTCTGCGGTGGGAATTTGTAGTTGCTGTTTTTTAGCATGCTTCAGGCAGTAAAATTTTCCATTTTTTGTAAATTTTGCTAGTTTTAAACAATCTTGACAACGTATATCTTCTAAAGGCTGAGAAAGGTTCACTGTATCCCATAATAGAATAGATTTCTCTCCTGATTCAGTAATGGAAAATAGACAGAAAGCCAAGTTTTTTATACCTACATCAATACTAAGAATCTTCATATTATTATAGTATAATAGTTTTATAATACTATATTATTATAGAACGATGCCCTTAAACTACAATCAAATGATTGATTTGTATAATGGAGATCAACGACTTATGAGTCAACTTTCTATTACAGAAGAACTTGTAGAGCAAGTCATTACAGGTGATAGTGTTAATGAACATATAGCACGGTTCATTGCCTATTTTGATACATTTGTTAGAGAATTTGATATTATTAGCGAATATAGTTCAATGCATAATATATTAACAAATGACATTATTCAACCTGCTTATCAAGATTGGAAAAATACTGCGCAAGCACAAGAATTACGAAATCGAATTATTACTTTATTTTCACCAGGAATGCCAGTCAGATTTACAAGTTATCAATTTCCAGCGAATTTTACACAATTAGTAACTGATTTTAGAGGTACAGAAGGGATTTCTAGATTATCTGATTCTGTTGATAGAAATTATATTTTTATTATTAAGCAATTTGCTAAAGAGCCATTTGATATATTGGATGCTTTAATAAAAGCAGTTGAGATAGTTAATATTATTGGATTATCAGACGAATCTAGTACAGCATCAACTGTCGAAATATCGGGTGGTAGAAAAGGTACAAAATTTAAGAAATCTAAGAAATCTAAGAAAGGTAAGAAATCTAAGAAAGGTAAGAAAGGTAAGAAATCTAAGAAAAGGTTTTAATGGAATTGGTTGCTAGATATTTGAGGAGCAATCATTCTAGATTGAAGTTGTTCCCTAGATAAATAAGGGTTCTTTAAATCACTATTTTTATAACTATATCCGGGATTACTCGTATCGAAGTTGGAGCTGTACAAGTGAGGCACATTGGAAGAAGGAGTTGTATTCATCATGGTATGAGAAGGAAGGCCTAAATCAGTGCATGCTTCTAAATTGTTGTATTTCATAATAGTGGTAGCATTATTTGTTAAATATTGTCTGTAAGCCCAATTGCTCGTAATATTTTCTTGTTTTCTAATTTTATTGTTGACGACAGCATCGGGTTGCCACGAACTAAAGTTTCGCCCATCGGCCATAATAGGAGGGAAATTGAAATGAATATTATTAGAACCGGAATAACAAGTAGCCCAAGACATACTATAATATATATAATATAAGAAAGATTATTATATATACGGATTTTACTTTGCTATTTTATCTTTTTTTCTTTATTGTTCTAGTAACTTTAATAATTCGGGTTTCTTCATTCTAGAGGGGTCTTTTGCCAACTTCTTTTCTAAAACAAGTTCTTTTAGTTTTCCTAGAGACATTTTTTTGTAATCTATTTTTCCTAATTCCTCTTCTTCATTAGAAAGAATATGAATAGATTTCAAATCCATGCTTGACTCAATCACTTGCTCCTCTCCCCCTCCCTCTTTCTCTTCATCAGTATCGCTTAACTCATCATTGTCATCATTGTCATCATTGTCATCATTGTCATCATTGTCATCATTGTTATTATCATTGTTATCATCATCATTGTTATCTTTTTCAAGTTCTTCAACATCTTGAACAAAGAATGAACCTTCGCTCATGGTAATTACCTTAATAGAAGGGGGGGCCGAATTATTCATAAATTGAGACATGATATTTAAAATATTGTTTTTTCCCTCTTCATCATCACCATCACCCTCATCCTCATTATCATCCTCATTGTCATCCTCATCCTCATCATCATCATCATCATCATATTCATCTGAATCTGTTCCTGATTCATCGTCGGAGACAGGAATTAGTTTAATATCAGAACTTGGTATTTCATTTGACATTTCTTCTAAAGAAGAAGCAGAAGGAGCCGGGTGAGAAGACTGTTGTATTTTAGAGCGTAAAAAGTGTAACTCTTCGGCCATAGATGTGACAACACCAACCATAGAAGTTATCTTATGGTCTTGGTCCATTATTTTCTGACTAAAATACATGCCAATCAAACCAACTAAGAGCAAAGTAATTCCTAAACTAATCAAAAACGAAGTGCTTAATATATCAATGACCGCCATTTTATTAGAAATAGGGAATATATTTATATTGAAAAGAAAACGAATATATAAAAGTTATTTATATATAGAATATTTTTATATCTCTTCATTCGTATTATCAATGATTTCCTTTGGATAATTCATATCTTCCAGCACTTTGAATCCACCACGAACCTTAGAAATCCCCTGTTTCAATTCATAAGTATATTCAAAACTATCTCCGCATGCTTTTGTATTCATATGACAGTTCACCATCTTTTCATTAGAATCCAACTTTTCACACAATTGAATAAAATGTGTCGTCAAAATATAATTCACTCGTTTATACTTCAATAAGTATTTCATAAAGGCATAAGCACTCATAACAGCTTCATCCGGGTTTGTTCCTGAATAAAGTTCATCGAATCCGCAAAAGTGTGTTTCCTCTTTGTTCTCTTCAATTAAGTCAAGAATTTCTTTGCATCTTCTGGCCTCGGCTTGGAACAGACTATCTCTCCCTGAAGTATCTGGAATATTTAGGTAACAATGGATATATGAGAAAGGGCAAAGAATACTATCTTTGTCATAAAATCCACACCCAACTTGCTGTGATAAAATAACATTAATCAATGTTGATTTCAAAAAGGTTGTTTTTCCTGAAGCATTGGGACCTGTTATCGTCATATTTTTATCAAAAGAATAGGAATTTTTAACAGGAGTCTTTCCTACTAAAGTTGGATAATACATATTGGTAAACTTACTAGCACTTGCCTTTGCCTTTGTCTTCTTAGAAAACTTAATGAAGTTCACATTTCTCTCTGTAATATTCTCCTGTAATCCGTTCAAAGTATCAATATATCCATGGAACCCGAAGGAATACAAGAAGGATTCATTATAGATAGGACAGCTATACAAATCATAGAATGACTTCAATACAATTCCAAACTCAGTGAGTTTAACAAGAGAGAACTTGTATTCATGGATGGTTTGTAACTTCTTCTTGAAATCAAACAAGGTAGTTAGCTGTCGTTTTATTTCAGCATTAAATGATTCGTAGCTTTTTAACTGTGCACTATATGATAAAAAATTATTCATTACCTTTTCAGTATGTTCAATATACAGCTGAATATCATATAAGTATTTGTGAATCTTAATCATATTATTATGAAACCGTATACAAGTTAACACATTTTGATAAATGGAAAAAACATAGAAGGCAGCAGAAAGAAGTAAATATATCTTCTCGTCCAATTTTACCTCGTGAAATTGCGTAAATAGTTTCCCGATTGCGTGCTGGGACGCTAATGTTTTCAAGATTTCTGTATATTCAGCAACGGTTATTTCAAGTCCCTTCATCTTAATGACCAAAAAAGGAACAATAAAAATAATCACAGGGACGCAAAAAGACAATAGAGGGGAGGCCAAATTATAAATACTCATCACCTGTAAAAATCCATCAGATTTATTAAGATACTCCCAATAGTCCCAATCAATGTATTGATATTTTTCTTTGAATCCTGTATCATTTTTCACTTCATCCCATATAGATAAAATATCATCATAATCTTCTGGCACTACGGTAGTAGCCAATGGCTGATACTGTTTTAACAATTGTTGCGACTCTTTCAAAAATCCTGTGTCTGTTGTATAAAAAGAGGCATATTCTTTTACCACTTTTTTTCCAAAACAAGTTTTAGGACGGAAAGCATAATGGAATAAAGGAACCCCTGATGGGTCCACTGTTTCAATAAGTTCTAAATCAGTCACCATCGCCTTATTGACTTCCATTTTATCTGCAATATACGAAATCGGTAAATGAAAAATAGAATTCACTTTTTCTAAATTAGAAATACTCATTATCTCTTTATTGAACTCTGCCATTATTTATGTATCTGCTGTTAAGATAGATAAATATAAAACGAATTAAACGAACTATCTTGCTAAAGTCTCAAAATTAGCAGGAAGCTCATTAATTTGACAACAATAGTGCGTCTCAATCTCCTTCAACTTGGAAACATCCCTCCGTGTAATGAAATTGATACCAACACCCTTTCTTCCCCAACGACCACTGCGACCAATACGATGCAAGTAATTCTCAATCGACTTTGGAATATCGAAATTAATAACAGTGCTAACTTGCTGAATATCAATACCTCGCGATGTTACATTTGAAGAAATGAGAACACGATATTTTCCGCAACGAAACTCAGAGAATGCCTCTTCTCTGGCGCGCTTATCCATACTGCTATGCATGCAGCACACTGGGAACCCATCCTCCAACATGGCTTCGTATAGTTCAACAACACGCTTAACACTATTGCAATAGATGATACATTGCGACAAACTCATAAATCCATATAAATCTTTCAAGGTGGCATATTTTTGACGGTCATCTTCAACCGCCACAAAGTATTGCGAAATACCTTCCAAGGTGAGTTGCTCTGACTTGACATAAATTCTAATAGGGTTTCGCATAAACTTGCCTGTCATCACTCGAATATATTCTGGAAGAGTGGCGCTAAATAGAGCAACTTGGATATCACTATTTAGATATTGGAAAATCTCATATACCTGATCCTTGAAACCAACTGACAACATCTCATCAGCCTCATCAATAATAAGAAGCTTGATTGTCTTATAGGAAATATATCCACGGTTCATCATATCTTGAACGCGTCCAGAACACCCAACAATAACATGCGGTGGCTCAGTCTTCAATTCACGAATATCTTCGTCAATGGAATTTCCACCAACAATCGTCTTTACACGAAGACCCTCCATCATCACACCAATTCCCTTAAATACTGAAGTTATTTGAGAACACAATTCTCTAGTGGGTGTCAAGACTAGCACTTGGGTAAAATTATCTGTAAGGGTAACACGAGCTAGTGCTCCAATAGTGAATGTAGCCGTTTTTCCTGTCCCTGATTGCGCTTGGGCAAGAACATCCCTTCCCGAAATAATAGGTGCCACTGCTTTGGACTGAATAGGACTCGGCTTTTCAAATCCCATAGCATATACGCCTCTCAGCAAATCTGTGGGGACATCCAGTTCGTCCCACGAGGAAATTTCCTCCAATACATCTTCCACCTCTTCAACGATTTGTTCGTTTGACATCTACTATTTGTTCTGTAGTTATATTTAAGTGTCTTTTATATATATCAATTTTTTATGATATTACCATAGAACAAATCGTTTCATAATTTTATCATTCTTCAGCTGTTCCATGTAATGCCATAACTCCTTGCGTCTCATAACCACGGCAATATTTTCATAATTATGTTCAAAAGAAACAATCTGATAAACTAAATCCTCTTTCTTCATTTTTGCCACCTTACTTAAACCGTAGTATTCGCAAATTAACAATAATTGTTTCACCGTATTCTCTAAATAAGTTTGGGCATCAGTAAAAAAATCTTCATCCTCACTCATTGACCTGTCTTTCTTTACTTTAATTTCTTCAAAATCTTTGAGCAACTCATGAATATGCCAACAGCCTAACTCGTCACCACCTAAAAAATTATAACTTTCGTCTAATGTAAATGTTATGTTGTCCATATATATCCATATAGGGACAACTATTTAAACCAATACCTTAATAAAAATAAATAAATAAAACCCATTTTGTAAAACAAATGTTTACATATCTACCAAGTCCATACACTTGAAAATGGATTTATTAGACAAACTTGGGAACATCTTTACTTTACATGCAGCAACCCATTTAATCGTATCGATAAAAGTCTTGTCATTATCAAGAAGTCTAGTCTCATTTTCTTCAAAGAAGACTTTGTTATAAAGAATAGCAATATTCTCAAAAATCTCGTCTACTTCATTCTTCTTATTCTCTTCTTTTATTAAAATAAGAACACGCTTTAGCAAGTCTTCGGCGATTTTAACAAGAGTATCATAAGCAATCACTTTGTTAATCGCCAAATTAACGAAAAAGGTGCTCACTGATTTTCGCTTTTCATTAGTAGTCGTCATCTTGCAGAATCCATCATAATCTGTATCAGCATCAATGTATTCAATGGAAGAAAACAACTCCATAAAATTATTAAAATTAGTATCAAAGATATCTTTCATTATAGAAAAACGACGAATCAAATGTGTATACAAATCTGCATATAATTTACTGTAAAATCTATTATTTGATGCAAACTCAAAGATTGCGTTACCAATAGACAGAATATCCTCATTAGACGAATCTTCAATAGTTTTTTCCAGAAGACTTGTAATATCCTCTAGTTGTTTGCTATAATTCAGGTCAGTCATTGTATTTAAACAATATCGAATCGCATCTACTTGCGCATTAATTCCATTTTTTTGTTCAATCTTGGTTACTTGAAATGTGCGCAGTGTTTCCCAATCTTCATCATTTGTAATCTCATAACCCTTATTATTTCCGCGCCGTTTCTTTTTATCTACGGTTTCCACTCGCGTCTCCTTTTTTTGAAAGGTAGGCGTTCTTATATAAGTTGGTGAGCCTACTTGTAATGCCAATTCGGTAATAATCGCCAAAGTCTCTGCTGGAAGGTTTGCTTCAAACCCGCCAAAAGTGATATCATTAAAATCTTGTAGACTGTAGCAATTCATGGCTATACTTTATTATCAATGTCACTATATTTATATCAATTTTTTTAGATATAATAGTAATACTAATAACAATAGTAATAACAATACTAATAACAATAATTTTAGAGTTTATAATATAAAAATAGTATGTCTATAAGAATATAGATAGATACTTATGGTCCTTTCAAAACTTGATTCAACGATTAGTTATAGAGAATTAAAAAGAGTGGAGCCTGCTGACGAAAAAATGGAGGCAGAATTGTATGAAATTGTTGTAAAAGAGGTGCCCATTGTTATTGCAGTTGGACAACCCAATAATATGCACGAGGAGAGTAATATTACCTTTTTCCCTATTTATCTTGTTAAAACCAATAATCGAGTTACACAAATAGGTGTATATGAAATCTTATCTAGTGATCTAACAAATTATATGGATGAAGAGGGCAGTTTGCTTGTTGAGAACATGGATGAACCGTTGATTTATACATTTGTAACCAAACAGATGTTGGAAAATATGCGCCTTGTTCCTGAAGAAGAGAAAGAGGAAGAAAAAGAAAAGCAGGGTAATGATGAGAAGGTCGATAGCGAAGACGAAGACGAAGAGAAGAAAGAAGAGAAGGAAAAAGAGAAGAATAAGGAGAAGGAAAAAGAGAAGGAAAAAGAGAAGAATAAAGAGAAGGAAAAAGAAAAGGAAAAGGAGAAGGAGAAGGAAGGTGTGCCGGAAGAGATTCCTTTGATGCGAAAGGATATTTTTACCAGTGTAAAGAATGTAGCCATACCAGCATTACTGCCTGAGGAAACAAAAGAAAAGGCTCTCTCTAGAAGAGAGAAATATAAAAAGACAAAGAAGGAAACAGATACTTGGCTTGAAACCTTTATGAAGAACAACAATTATTCTATTTTAGACAATGAAGGTGGTGGAGATTGTCTGTTTGCTACTATTCGAGATGCCTTTTTGCAAATAGGACAGCAAACTACAGTTCAAAAACTGAGAAGAAAATTATCCAATGAGGCTACGCAAGATATTTTTATGCGATATAAAGAGCAATATGATAACTTTAACATGTCTATTGTCAATGATACCAAGGAGATTGCGCGAATAGAGTTAGAATATAATAAAATTAAGAAAATCTTAGAGCAGACCTTAGACAGAGAGAAAAAGGTGGAGCTAGTCACCTCAGCAAAACAACTGGCAGACCAGAGGAAAAAAATTATCAGGGAAAAGGCTACCTCTAAACAAAATCTGAACGAGTATAAGTTTATGAAAAATATTGATACATTGGAAAAGTTTCAAAAAATAATAACCACTTGCGAGTTTTGGGCTGAAACATGGGCTATATCAACCTTGGAACGAATCTTAAATATTAAATTTGTTCTTCTCTCACAAGAGGCGTATACTTCGGGAGAACATTTACATGTATTAAATACGAATGTGATGAACTGCGGACAGTTAAATGATACAATTTTAGAATCACGTGGTGTATTTAATCCGGATTATTATATCATGGTGGAATACAATGGTTATCATTATAAGTTAGTTAACTATAAGAAAAAGGGTATTTTCAAGTTTCAAGAATTACCTTATGATATCAAGGTGCTTGTTTCTGACAAATGTTTAGAAGCGAATGCCGGGGTGTTTGCACTAATCCCTGAGTTTGTTGAATTTAAGAAAGAGTTGCAAAAGTCAAGACCCGCTGTGGTTCCTAAGTTTGAAGAATTATCAGAGGCTCGCATTCGTGGGCTATATGATGAGAATATTGTCTTTGCCTTTTACAAGGATTCGGCTTCTAAGAAACTTCCTGGTAAGGGTCCTGGAGAGAGTATACCAGAAGATAGGGTTTTGCTATTCTCAGAATTGGCTGCTATTCAAGACTGGCGCAAAAAGCTAGATATCAATTGGATACATCCATTTACCTTAGACGGACACGGGTGGAATAGTGTGGCGCATTATTATTATGGTTCCAAGTTTAGAAATAAGAGTCCTGAGTTTTACTTGTCTTTCACACAAGAATCAGGGTCGGATATATCGAAAGACCCTGATATGGCTAAGGCAGCCGCATCGTCAAGCGGTAATTATAAGGGAGCTCTTATTCGTCCAAAGGAGGCCAAGACTGACCCTGATTGGGAGACAGCGAAAAGAAAGGATAAAGAGTTATTTAATGCTACGGCTGCTAAATTTTCACAAGACCCAGAGTTAAAAGACTTGTTGCTTCATACAAGGAATGCTAAATTGGTGCATTATAAAAAAGGAAAAGAACCAGAATTAATGGAGACATTAATGATAGTTCGAGAGAAGTTGAAGGCAAAATAATATTATTTTCTGGATTTTCTGGATTTCTTTGTTTTTACCTTTCTAGATTTCTTTGTCTTTCTACCTTTTGACTTTCTTTTTCGCCCACCAGATTGTTTAACTTTTCCGTTGGGAATAGTTACTAATAATTCAACATTTTCAAAATAGTCTTCTGCATTTCTAGCAGTTATACTAGGATTTTGACTTAATTCTATAGATAATAAATCTATATCTTGTAGTATTTTTGTACATAAATCTAAATTCCCTCTAGTTTGAAAAATAAAATGGGTATTTTTTATTCTTTCTATATTTTGTCTCAAAGTTCTATCTATATAATCTAAATCTAATAATAAACTAATATGACCTTTGATTCGTTTATTGTCACTAACTAGTGTTTTATTAAGGGTAGATATATTAGGAATGAGTCTAGTTAATATTTCTTTAATATTTGTATTTGTATTTGTATTTGTAGATGGTGGTATATAGTCTTTAGGTTCACTCATTTATATATATTATTATTATTTAAAAAAAGAATTATTAGATTAACAATTCGTTCCTAAAGCATTCAATTTAGGAATTTGAGAGTTGGGACAGCATCCATATCTAGTTCCAGCACACCCGCCAATAGGACCATTGCTAGGACTATTAGTAGGACCATTAGTAGGTGTAGAACAGGTTTTAATCATATGCATTGTCAATGCTAGTAAAGCGATACATAGCAAGATAATGACAATAATATAAGCTAAATCCATTTCCATTATTTATATAATAATAAGACAAAAATAATTAAATAGTAAACTATAATAAGAGTAATAATAATATGTCGCATGAATTAACAAAACAAAGTCAATTGTTACTCTCTTTTTTTATGAAGAATAAATGTGTTCCTCAGGCAAAACATAATAAAAAAACAGATACTATTTTGAAAAAGTTATACCATGACATTGTAAAGGCACATCAATATATTCAAGCAAAAAAGCAGAAAGAAGGGTCTCATTTTTATAAGATAAAGAGCAGTCGCATTCATTCGGTTCATCAAATTCCCAGACCAAAAACATTTCCGGCTACTAGTTTTCCAGAGAAGGTGCGAAAGCATATTGATGACCATTCCAATTATGAGGTTTCATATACTTTTTCTCTCTTTGGAAGAGAGATTAAAATCCAATTTATAATGGAGAATTTAAACCCGGAGATTAAAATGGATCTCTATAATGAATACATTGATAGGATGCTCACTTGGTTATATATTGTTAATGAATATTCTGCGCAACAGTGTTCAAAGAATATAACTATTTTTATTTATTTAACATCGTTAACAAAGAGTCTGCCCACATCGAATGTAGAGGTGTTAAATGAAATCCATGTGAATACTGCGTTCACTTATACCTGTCCAGTAGATTCGGAGATTGTCATATTTAGAAAAGAGGAGTGGTTCAAAGTATTTATTCATGAAACGATGCATAACTTTGCTTTGGATTTTTCTGATATGAATCAAGAGGCTTGCAATAAGATAATTAGAGAATTGTTTCCTATCAAGTCAGATATCAATTTGTTTGAGTCTTATACAGAATTCTGGGCTGAGATAATGAATGCTGCGTTTTGTAGTGTTTATTTACAAGAAGAAACGGACCTTGATAGCTTTCTAGAACATATTCATTTTTTTATACATTATGAACGCATCTATGGAATATTTCAACTAGTAAAGGGACTTCATTTTATGGAACTGACATATAAAGACTTGTATCATAAACATCCCAAGTCAGCTTTACTGAGAGAAACTATGTATAAAGAAAAAACAAATATATTCTCGTATTATGTTGTTCGTGTTATTTTATTGTTTTTTTATCAAGGATTTTTAGAGTGGTGTGATACGAATAACTTATCTCTAATACAGTTTAAAAAAACTACTGGAAATATGAGTGCATTCTGTGAGTTTATTAAGAGCAATTATAAGAAGAAGGCGTTTTTAAATAGTATTGCGAGTATGGAACAATATTTTAAACGAGGGAAAGAAGTATCTTCAAAAGAAGATGTATTTTTATTTAAGAATATGAGAATGTCAATTTCGGAATTAGGTTAACAAGTGTTTATGTGTAGCACAAGATTGACATCCGTGTTTTCTCTTTTTTTGGCATGGTTCCCCTGTAATAGTTGTTTTTCCGCAAACATAAATAAAGGTTCCATTTTCTAGAGATTTCTTATTTCGTCGCCAAGCTTGAGATGCTTCATCAAAATCGATATCGACAGTAAGTTCTTTCGCTGATTGACTTCTGGTTTTCATTTTATTTATTATACTAATGAATGAATGGTATAATAAATAAAGATTCAATTTTTTATAGTTATAATATTATAGATATAATATATAAATATTATTTATATGAGCTTACCAACAGTTGCTATTATTGGATTAAGTGTTGCTGGTGTTGTTCTTTTAGGTGGTGGAGGAGCTTATTTATTTACACGAAAGAGAAAAGATGAGGATGAATTTGCGGATCCTGTGGGTAAACCTGCAAGTAAATCATTTTTTCAAGGACAAGGTAATTCTACATATGATAAAATCTCTGCTGGTTATATTTTAGGAGGTAAGAAGAAAACTGTTAAGAAGAAAACTGTTAAGAAAAGACAACATGGTAAAAAGAAAAAATAGTCTATTTATATAGTATAATATAAGAAATGAGTTTATCAACTGCTGCTATTGCTGGAATTGCGATTGCATCAGGAGTTGTTCTTCTAGGAGGAGGAGCTTATTTTTTTGGAAAAGGCGGTAATCCGGTAAGTAACGAAACCGTAACAGTAAATAATGGAAAGAAGATATTCAAAGCGCCAGAACAGGAAGTTGATGATATTTATGCTGGCGGTAGCAAATCATCTAAGAAAAAACACTATAGAAAAAAGAATCATAGTAAGAAGAATCATAGTAAGAAGAATCATAGTAAGAAGAAAAAATAAACTCTTTATATAGTATAATAATGAGTTTATCAGTAGGCGCAATTGTTGGCATTGCTATTGCTGCTACCGTTGTTATTACAGCCGGTGGAACCATGATAGCAAAAAGGAAAACAAGGAAAAATACGCACTCTTCTAAAGAAGCAAAGAAAAGTAGCTCATCATTATCATTCAAATCAGTAAAGAGTGGTTCTAAAAAAAGTAGCTCATCATCATTCAAATCAGCTAATAGTCGCAGTTCATCAAAGAAATCGTCTGGAAGAAGAGAAAATAGTCCAGAATCAAACCGTGATAAATTTGCTTCAAATGATACTTCTTCCCCTGGACCAAGAACGTCTTCATCCGACCCATCTGTTAATAAAAGAAGATTTTTAAGAAAATATGGAATATCAAATTCGGATGATATTTCCTATGATAAACTTATTATAGCACACGGTAAGACAAAGACAAAGAAAAATAGGTCTAGTAAAAAGAAATAAGTATTTTACTATTATTTTTTATCAAAAGGCGGAATCATTGGTTCCTCACTTTTTATCTCTATATATCCTTTATCAAGCATAGTTTTTACAGAGGGTGTAATTCTATCTCCACCAGTTGCATCAACATCAGGGTCAATTATAGAATTCTCGTATAATCTATACTGAACTCCATTTCCTTCATGACCAAATGCTGGAGCAATCGTGCAGGTTTTTACGCTAAATGGCTTTAATACTCTATATTCATTATATAATAATTTCTTTTCTGCAAGACGTTTTTTATATTCAGGTTCACACTCTTGACCAGGTCTTAATGATACTAAAGAACGACTATCAAATGTAGAACTTTTATCACCAAAATAAAATCCGCTATCTCCTCCAAATCTATCAATAATTGTACCAGGTTCCAAATCTATCTCTGTTTCTGGGTCTTCTCCATCTGGTTTTAATTTACAACCGTGGTTTTGAGGCCAATTAATACCTTTTGAGGTATCATAGTCACAAGTGCTCATTATGGTTCCTCCTCTCCTCTTTTTATACTGTCGTCTTCTTATTTTTCTTGTCTTTCTTTTTCTATTATATTTTTTATTTACACGTTTATAACTTTTATTCATTTCTATACTATATTTATTTAATATTATTTTCTAAATACTAAATAAATTTATTGACTAATTATTTATGCGGAGGCTACCTCAGCCTTAACAGTCTTGGCAAAGTGAGGACTCATGAATCGCTGGAGGTTGAAATAGGTGAGCTCATCAGCCTTCTCCAACTTCAAGAGTGCCGACAACTTGGCATCGGGGTTAATCTTGCGACCATTGGTGGGGTCCTGGAGATTGTTCTCGCGGATGTATGCGTTAATATCACGAGTCACAGCTGTGCGAGCCATCTCAGAGCCCTTGTCCTTTCCCAAGAAAGATGCAAGCTCGTCGCTAATCTTGGTGGGCTTGACAAAACCACTGGGAGGACGGTTTCCAGTCTTCCTCTTGCGCTTACTTGATTGCTTCTGGGCTGACTTGAGCTCCTTGGTCCACTTCTTCTCTAGTGAACGGTACTCAGCCTTCAAGCCAGAAATAAGGGCGCTAATCTGACCAAGCTTTGCCAAAAACTCAATGGACTGCTCAGCAAGAGGAGTCTCGGCATCATCGGTGACGACCGCATCTCCGACAACAGCAGGGGCAACGGGGGTAACAGGGGTAGAAGCAACCTCGACCTTCTCGGCCTTGGGCTTCTTGG